AATAACGTAGATCTAAAGTCTATGTACAGAGCAGCATCTTTTAAAGCCCACCCAGATAAGGGAGGAGATGCAGAAGCTTTCAAAAAATTATCTTCAGCCTATAGAAATGGAGATAAGAGAGAATTTATGAATGTATATAATACAATAATGGGTAACCATACCCAGGTTTTAGGAGAGCTGATAGGTACTAATGGTTATAAATGGGCGCTTATGTATGAGAAAGGACAGATTGAAGAAGTAAAAAAGTCTTTCTTAAAACACTTACTTAATGAGATTTATATGTTGGAGGTAAAATGAAAGTATTACTTGTATTACTAGCTCTAACGCTAACAGGATGCGAAAGTCTGAAACTTAGGAACGCTGTTAAAACTACAGCAACAACTGCAGTTACTTATATAGCAGCTGGTCCTATACCAGCAGTATTAAGCTTAGGAACCAGTGTCCTAGTCGATGAAACACTTCCTCCTGAGAACACAATTGATGATGTAAAAACAAAGGAGCAAATGTGGGCCTTTATTATGAAGGAACTATTTGTATACGGACTATACAGCCTTATAGCCTTATTAGCATTTACAAGCGTTATTGGTCCATGGGCCGCAGATAGAAGACGTAAACGTAAAATGAAGTATGATGCTTTAAGGGATGAAGTAAAGGCCCATAGATTACAAGGATTAAATGTCAAAAAAGAAGAGACTGACGGCAGGTAGTGCCATAACTAAGCTACATTTAAATTTAGCTAAAATAGAACCAATGACTGATGCACAACAAGTATTTTTCGATAACTATGATAAAGGAACCTCTCAGCTATTGATGGGATTCCCGGGTACAGGAAAAACATTCCTTAGCCTTTTCAAAGCCTTCGAGGATATAATTTATGGGGGAAGGGACGTACAGCAGTTAGTTATTGTACGAAGTGCCGTCCCAACTAGGGATATTGGCTTCTTACCTGGAAACCTCGAAGAAAAGTCCCAAGTGTATGAACTACCCTATAAGAAAGTATGTTCTGAACTATTTGGGCGGGATGATGCTTATGAAATTCTAGTAAAGCATGGAGTAATACGTTTTATGATTACCTCTTATGTTAGAGGGCTAACGCTAGATAACTGTATTGTAATTATGGATGAGTTCCAAAACTGTACGTCACACGAAGCAGATTCTGTACTAACAAGATTAGGAAAGAATTCAAAAGCTTTATTTTGTGGAGACTTTATGCAGACAGACTTTACAAAGTATAGAGACAAAGATATTGAGAAATTTGTAGAAGTAATAGATTCTATGCCAAACTGGTTTGATTCAAATCATTTTGGAGTAGAGGATATTGTAAGAAGTGGGATTGTAAAAGCCTACATTCAAGCAAAGTACCTTATTCATAAGGAAGGATACTGATGAATCATGTTTTTAGTCAAAAAAATAACACGTTGTATAGCAGAGAAAAAATGTTTTGAATCCTGGACGTGGCCTAAGTGCCGATGTCTAGCATATATAGTAGTATGGATGGTAGGAATACCTGTCTCTTTCGTATCACTAGCATTAATAGGAGAACACTATGGTTTTTAGTTACAATAAAATGCCAGTAATGTCACCATTACCAATTAAGACAAAAGAGTTAGGATTCTTCGGAGCTATATGGGTATGGATAATTTCTACTAGAAAGTGGAAATTAGAAGAAGACTGGAACTACTCTATAAATGGTACAATGTACCGAGTTCCTGAGGGTTTCGTATTCGACGGAGCATCAGTACCAAAGTATTTCAGGAGTTGGTTAAGCCCTATGGGTGTGTTACTAATTCCAGGTCTTGTACATGATTACGGGTATAAGTATGCAGCTATCCTTACAGATAGCGCAGATCCGCATGTAAAAAACCAAAAACAGATGGATGTCTTATTTAGAGATATTGCCATCAATGTAAATGGGTTCACTATTATAAATTATATTGCATATTATGCATTACGATTAGGGGGCTGGTTTGCATGGAACGGTCATAGAAAAAAAGACAAATGAAAAGAACTACAGTAATAACATGGGTATATTTTACCCTAGCAGCAATAACTATATGTTTTTATTCTCAAGCAAACGCACTAGATGACTTTGACTTAGCAAAATACGGGCCAGAAGATACTATAGAAGTTAAAAGGAATAGTTTTATTGTTAAGTTAATAACTTATACCAGTGAGGCTAGGCTAAATAAGGCCTTTGAAGAAGCATCCGGAATGGAGCTAGGTGAAGAGGACGGAGTTAGAGGATACGCTACTGTAAGCGAGGGCGAGGATGTTTGTTTCGTTCATATCATGCCAGCAAAGATCTGGGACGATAGAGAAGCAATGGCTATTATGGGTCACGAGATCTATCACTGTGCCTTAGCTAAACATAAAGATCTTTTCAAAGAAAAACAAGAGGCCGAAGAGATTAAGGAAAAAGAAGCAGTATCCGATGAACAGCCTTCAATAGAAGACCTATTTACAGAAGACAGACTACTAGAGCTAGAGTGGCTTAAAGAAGACTACTTAGAGATGGGTATTGTTATAACAGAGGATAATGGCAATCAATAGTACGGTGCCAACCCTTGAACAGCTTAGTTTAGAATTAGCAGACTTTATGTTACCGTTTATGTCGGTAATGATGGGCATAGTTATAGCACTATTAATTAAAGACTATGCTACAAATATTGCTAAAGGTATAAGCTTCAAATACTTTGGTCCCTTCAAAGAAGGTGACCATGTAATGCTAGATGACCATAGATCTGTAATAGTTAAGATAGGTTTAACAATTACTGTTTTTGGGCATGATGATAATAAACGTGGTTACATATGGAGATATGTGCCTAATAGTAGAATAGGACAACTTAAGCTTGGCAAGATTATATCTCATGCCAAAAAGGATTTATAGTAATGGAAAATCGAGTGAACTCTTTAGAGACGGAAATTACTCTATTAAAGAGTCAGATGGGCACATGCCAACAATCTATTAATAAAGAAATAGAATATTTAAAAAGTCGTAAAGCAGATGTACCTCAATGGATAAAGACTGCCTCTATTGCTATTATATTCGCTATATTTGGACAAACTGTATCAGTAGTATGGTGGGCATCAAATATAGCAGCACATACTGACAATATGCAGGTACAAGTTGATAGAAATACTAAATTTGTATCGAACTGGCCCGATAGACATAATGAAGTTATGTTAGGGTTGAAAGAGATACAAGTTGAAAATAAGAATATTAAAGAAATGCTGAAAGAGGTACGTATTATGCAATCTAATCATAAACAGGGGGACACCCATCCTTAATAGTTATTATTACCACCTAAGAAATTTGTGTATTGACTTTTTGGTTAAACCTGGTATAATTCTATAATTGTCAATAATGACAAATTTCAAAATAGGAGAATAATTTTATGTTAGATAAAATTGTAGGCTGGATCAAAGCCGGAACAGAAGCCGGAGTGGCATTAATCGCTCTAGCAATCGTATTACAAGTAATCTTTGGCGGGACCGTACCGTTCATTGGTGGAGATATCATTGGTACTATTACCACTATTATCGCCAACCTTGGTAATGCTGGGCTAGTTGGATTAGCAGCACTTGCAGTAATATACCATATCTTTACTGATAAGTAATTCTAAACTTATAAAGCCTTACCCAGCGTAGGGCTTTTTCACCTAATTAAGAGGATAACTGATGTTAGAAGTAAGCAGAGCAGATATTTACGTAGAAGAATTAGTAAATTATCCGAAAGATGAGAGGTTTATAAAACTTCCAATCCAACAGTATATGGAACTTTTAGGAATTACTCCTATTAAGTCTCAAGTTGCTTTAATTAATGCAATTAATAACCCAGATTATCGCTTTGTAGTAGCCGCCCTTTCTAGACGACAAGGTAAGACGTATATTGCAAACATTATAGGACAATTAGTAGCTCTTGTGCCTAACACAAATGTACTAATAATGAGTCCGAACTATTCACTCTCTCAAATTTCTTTTGATTTGCAGAGAAACTTAATCAAGCATTTCGATCTAGAAGTTGCTAGAGACAACGCTAAAGACAAAATTATAGAGTTAACAAATGGAAGTACTATCAGAATGGGATCAGTCAATCAAGTTGATAGTACCGTTGGTAGGTCTTATGATCTTATTATATTTGATGAAGCGGCACTAGGTGATGGAGGTATGGATGCCTTCAATATAGCCCTTCGCCCTACTTTAGATAAAGCCAATAGTAAGTGTATATTTATATCTACACCTCGTGGGCGCAACAACTGGTTTTCTGAATTCTATCAGAGGGGTTATAACGATGAGTACCCAACCTGGGCATCTATACGCTCTACCTATCATGAAAATCCTAGAATTTCTCAGAAGGATATTGATGAAGCTAAAAAAGGTATGTCTAAAGCTGAATTTAATCAAGAGTATTTAGCCGACTTTAATACATTCCTAGGGCAAGTATGGGACTTCAACTATGAAGAATGTGTAGCGAATTTAGAGGAATTAGATACTTCAAAGATGGATATTTTTGCGGGGTTAGACGTTGGTTATCGTGATCCAACTGCATTCTGTGTTATAGGCTTCGATTGGGATGCCGAAATCTATTATATTTTAGATGAGTATATGGAGGCTGAAAAGACTACTGAGCAACATGCCGAAGTTATACAAGGTATGATTAGTAAGTGGGATATAGACGCAATTTATATCGATTCCGCAGCTCAACAAATGCGTTTCGATTTAGCCCAGAACTACGATATTTCGACTATCAATGCAACCAAGAGTGTGCTGGACGGGATTGCGTCTGTTGCCACTATTGTTGATAACAACAAATTAATCGTGGACCAACGTTGTGACCACGCTCTAATGTCATTAGATCAATACCAATGGAACCCCAATGAAAACTTGCTAACAGAAAAACCTGTTCATAATATGGCATCTCATATGGCAGATGCCCTTAGATACGCGTTATATACCTTCGTGGCTTCAGACATTACATTTTAACTTCCACCAGGTGAAAAATACCTCTTGACTTTTTTGTTGGAATTTGATATAATTCACCATATACAGAGAAATTTTAAAAAACTAGCTTATGAGTGAACTTAAACGCGATAAGATTAAATACATAAGAGACCGAGCAAAGAGTGCTTATGTAAAGGACGAAGAATGTTATATCTGCGGTGGAAATGAGTCTTTAGACTTCCACCACTTTTTCAGTGTAACAGAACTTCTTAATAAGTGGATTAAAGAAAAGAAACTGGTTATAACGACTGCAGAAGATATGATAGATATGAGGGATGAGTTTATTGAGGTTCACCATAAAGAAATTTATGATGACACAGTTACTCTCTGCCACAAACATCATTTGAAACTACATTCTATATACGGTAAAAAACCTTCTTTAGTCACTGGACCCAAGCAACATAGATGGGTGAACAAAAGAAGAGTAAAGGAATATGGGAATAATTAGAAATTTGATTCAGAAACTGAATCCAGCGCAACCAAGCATAGCAGTATCACAAGGAAGTCAAGGATCGTTAGCTCCTGTGATTACTTATCAAAGAGCCTATGATAGACTAGAAGTAGTTAATCGTGGGGTTAATATGATTGTTGATGCAGCCGCGCAGATTAATATAGATGTAGGAGATAAAGAAGCATTTCCCGGAGTAGCAACTATTAGACATAAGAAATTAGTTACTATGTTAAATAGGAATCCTAATCCTTTTCAAAGTGCAGATGCTTTCAGACGTAACCTATTTTTAGATATGCTTATGGATGGAAATGCTTTTATTTATTTTGATGGTTCTGCTCTATACCACTTACCTGCAGAGAATGTAACAATTCATCCAGATAAGAAAACATTTATTAAAGGGTATGATTATAATGGTATAAAGTATAAACCTGATGAGATAATTCATATTCAGGATAACTCAGCAGAGTCCATTTATAGAGGTAAATCAAGATTACGCGCAGCAACAGACAGTATTGGTTTGTTATACGATATGAAAGCTTTCCAAGCTAATTTCTTTAAAAATGGAGCAGTACCTGGTTTAATACTAAAGAGTCCAAATACTCTTAGTGTTAAAGTAAAAGAAAGATTAATTAATTCTTGGGCACAAAAATACAACCCTAAGAGCGGGGGCAGAAGGCCTTTAGTCTTAGATGGAGGTTTAGAGATAGATAGTATCTCTAATGTAGACTTCAAAAAACTAGATTTTGAGGATTCAGTAACAAACTTAGAAAATACTATTCTAAAAGTTATTGGAATCCCACCAATTTTAATGGATGGTGGCAATAATGCTAACATTAGACCCAACCAAAAGTTAATGTATCAAGAAACCGTTCTCCCTTTAGTTAGAAAAATGATTAGCGGGTTAGAGCGATATTTTGGTTATGACCTTGCAGCAGCACTAGAAGACCTCTCGCCCTTACAGGCAGAGTTAGACGAAAAAGCAAGATACTACAGCACTTTAGTTAATGGCGGAGTACTTACTCCAAATGAAGCTAGAGAGGCATTAAGATTAGAAAAGATAGAAGGTCATGATGACATACGCATTCCTGCAAATATTGCAGGAAGCGCAAGCAACCCTTCTGAGGGCGGAAGACCTCAGGGAAACGAGGAAAATGATGAATAAAAAGTTTGAAATAAGCTCATTATTTGAGGTAGTACAGAAAGATGTTAAATCTGAAGTACTAACAATAAAAGGTTATGCAAATACTGTTTCCAAAGACCGAACTGGCGATGTAATCGTTAAAGAAGCTTGGATGCAGGGTGGTATGGATGATTATCTAAAAAACCCTATTATCCTTGCTTTCCATGATTATGCCCGCCCGGTAGGTACCACTGTTGATTACACTGTAACTGACAAGGGACTGGAAATCGTTGCAGAAATAAGTAAGTCTGCAGGTGAAGTATATAACCTAATCAAAGACGGTGTTTTAAAAACATTTAGCGTTGGTTTTAGCGTTAAAGACGCGGACTATGACAAAGAGGAAGATACATTCTTTATTAAGGACTTAAGTCTTTATGAAATAAGTGTCGTCTCTGTACCCGCTAATC